TTGTGCCGAATACGCGGTCTAAAAGAGTCAGGCCTGGCTGCCCAGCTTGCTCTCCGAACCCAAGTGCTTTTCCTAGGCCTAAGCCCGCGCCTTTCGCTTGAAGCTGCTCTTCAACGGTCAATCCTTTGCCTTGTATCCTGCCTGCAGTGGAGAACTTGTTTGGACCACCGACAACCATGTTTGGATTCTGAGCTTCATAATTCTCAATGAAAGAATCGTTCAACCTCCCAATGATAGGACCTACTACTGGAATCGCACCAATGTACTGGTTTGCATCAATAGCGTCCTGGTACTTCTGGTGCTCTGTGCGAGTATCAACCATTGGAGGCCCGTCACCGCCACCTTGATCCATAGGAATAATTGGCTGCTGGATTGGCTGCGTAACAGGGATCAATGGGACGCGCATAGCATTCACGCGGTCACGCTCCTCGTTTCTGCGAGTAGCTGCCTCTACTGCGTCCATGATGCTATACATGGTTAAGCCCCAAAGTTAGTGCCAGACGCGCCTGTTGCTGCAAGAGTAAGGTAATCGAACAGACCAGGTTGACGCGACTGAGTAGTGGTGACTGGTGTAGGTGCTGCACCCAGTGCCTGGACTGTATATCCAAGTCCTGTTGCCGGTGCACCTGTGTATCCAGCGTATTGTGCTTTGCCAGCATCGATCAATGCTTGCTGCAGTGCTTGCTGCATCGCACCCTGTTGTGCCAGGTCCTGCTGAATTGTGCGGCCTGTCTGGAATGATGTTTGACCAAGAGCTCCGAGCTGTTGTGACGCACCTAAACCAAGATTAGCCTGGGCCAATCGGTTCTGGATATCTGACTGTGCAGCCTGTTGTGCTTGCTGGAATCCTGCCTGGCGTAGTGCAGATGATTGCTGACCAATCTGTTCCGCAACACCGCGTCCTAGCTCTGACATTGCGACACCGTGTCGTGAACCACCAAAAGCACCAGCTCGTCCAGCCTGGTAATCTAGCTGGTTCATGCCCATTGTCGCGCCACGCATAATATCGGCAGTGTTCGCATCAATGACTTGCTGAGTGTACGGGTTTTGGTACTGGCCGATATCTGAGCCAGCGATCGTTCCAATGTTCGTTGTTCCCGCGCCTACAGTGCCAGCTAAAGCACCTTGCTGCGCTAGTGAAGCCTGTTGCATTGGGTTAGCGGTCATACCGCCTGGTGCTGCTCCAGCCATCGTTATGCTCCATATCCCGTGTCTTGACCAAACAGAGAGCCGTAGATCTGTGCCTGGGTTGGGTCCGCTTGCTGCGCTGCTGCGACAGCTTGCTCATAAAGTGGTGCGGAAGAGTAACCTAGCATCCCGCCCTGTTGCTGAGCCTGTGGCATCCCGGAGAATGCTTGCATGCCTTGCGGGGCCATTCCAAACGCCTGAGCCGCCTGGATGTTTTGTTGTGCTGCGAGCTGCTGCGTTGGGTTAAATGCTGCTACGTCTAAACCATAGTATGGCTGGTAGCCTAATTGCTGCGCTTGTTCTGCCCGTGCAATGTTGCGCTTTGATGCATCTTCAATGTACTGGGGTATTTCCTGCGCTGAGGTAGTGCTGCCGCCTTTACCGCCACTCATGTTAACTCCTTGGCTAACGTCACAAATTTCTCTTCGTATCCAACATCCTTAAGGACCCTGGACCATCCTTTTCTGCCAGCTATGGTCATCGCTGTACAGCCTTGGGCTTTACCCCATTCTTCGGCTGACTTTTGCATATCAACGATGTTTTCCATCTTTCCAGCTGCTAAAAAAACATGCAAAACTTTCTTATTAGGATACACCACAATCTCTGTGACTGCACATGCTTCCTCTCCTGGCCAAAGCTGCATCTTGCCTTTGAGGATAGACTCAGCAACATCTACAGGTGTATGAGTGCCCCCGCTGTACTTTAGTGCATCTGCAATCCAGGGTAAGCAGCGTTGAATCTCGTTGATGAGCTCTACATGACTTTCTGCTGCACTCATCCGCTAATCCTGACTATTGATAGAGTGACAGATGGATCTGCCGGGGAAAATGCGGTTGCCGCAAACGCCTCAAGAGATCCCTTTGTGTGGTCTGATGTTGCCCACATCGCTTCCAGATAATCACCTGTATTTACCTCAAACACAGCACCCTTAGTAACTGGCTGAGTTTCGCCATTGGCAGATAAAACCGCCCTTGTGGCTCCAAGTGGTACATCTGTGCCATTGATGCGGGGCCAGAAGTAAAACGTCTGTGCGGATGAGTTTGTCGAGTAAATTTGCGCTGTAAATGTTAGGTAGTACACACCGCCTTCATCGAAATAAATGCGCGATTGGTTTGGTGACGTTCCGATTGTCAAGCCGCTACCAGTGCCGATGGTAAAGTTAATCGCATAGGCCGTGTTGCTTGCCGCGGCAATGATGTCTGAATTGTTGTACAGAAACCCATTGCCGTCAGCCAAAACGATCTGTCGCCATTCACCGTTTTTTGAAACGACTGGGTATTGTCCTTCACGATCCCATGCAAGGTAGCCATCATCAGCCGCTGACTCACCGCCACGCAATTGGTTCAGCTTGGATAAATTCCTAGCCAGATACTGATTGAGTCGTTCACCCCAAGAAGACCAGTTTGGCCCAAGTGGAGCGGGAGGTAATTCACTCACCTTCTACCACCCGCTTCTGCGTTGACGCGCATTGTGCCAACCCGCCAGTCTTCATTTGTTGCCGACTCTACGCGCATCCTGATCTGCCTTCCGCTAAACCTGACAGATGTCGGCTGAGTGGTCAAAGTGTATGGACCATACTCTCGCTCTGTATCGTTTGGATGGAATCGCGTTTTGAAGTCCACAGTCACTTGGCCATTGACTTCCTCATCAGAGATCAACTGATTGACCTTCATGATTGAATCGCCATTACCGAGTGATATTGGGGCCGTTTCAGCGAATGGAGTGCTACTGCCGTGGGCTACGCCAACTTGCTCGTGGTTATAGGAAACCCCAGAAGCATCCAGCCAAATCGGGTTCTGGAAGACACCCTGACCAGTGCCGCAAGTCCTGTCGATTTCGCCAAAACTCCAATAGTTCTGCACATAATCATAGGTGACGTATCTGTCGTTCTCTGTTGACCCGTCTGAAGGGTAGAACCACCACACCTCATTATGCTCACTGTTATGAACGCCAAATGCCTTGCTGATCTGGTTCAGGTTGATGTCGCCAAAAACCTTATCGTACACATCGCACTGCATGTTTTTCGCAATAGAGCCGTCAAACACATAGAACGACTGCTTGCCCATCCAGAACGCCCCCTGATCCACTGCAACAGCCGCTTTTCTTGAGGCCACGCCACAGGCTGTGCCAATGCGCTCAAATCCATACACATAGGGCGGACCTTGGTATGTGGAGATGTGAGCATCTACTGTTGTAATGATTACTGTCCGGCCTCGCACACGCAAAGCAGTCATGATCTCGCCACTAGTCTGTAACTCGATATCACCCGCTTCGTTTGTTGCCGCAGGAGTCCACAACGTATTGTCTTCCCTGTCGCACCACGCAACGTTCCGAGGATTTCCTCCAGATGCAAGCGCAAAAATGAATCGCTCTTCAGTGACCACCAATCCTTTGCAGTCAGTCGGGCTGTTAGTTATCTGTGTCGCATCATTCGCTGTGTTGAGATCCCACTCGTACAACTTCCCATCTGAGGTACAGCATCCAACCAAGTTCTCGCCGTAGTTGTCTAGTGACCATGTGTCAGCTTCTTGGAATGAGTTGGCTCCAATCCGCTTTGTGCCATATAAGCCAGTGCTGTAAAACCCACCGCTATACGCAGTATTGATTGCCGCATCATCATTACCAGTGGTGAATCCAGTTGGCGTGATATCTGTCGCCACACCACCCACATTCACATAAACAAGTTCAGACGCAGACCCATACGCTTGGTTGGCGTTTCCGCTATTATCCTTCCATGCGTGAGCCGCCCGTGGAACGCCAGTAAATGATGCTGAAAGATCATCTCGCTCTGACCAACCGCCAATCGGACGCAGTGAATTGTTTTTCCATCTGACTAGGCTTGCGTCAAACCACCGATTTGCTGACTCGTAATCAGTACCGACACGATACAGCCCTGCCGGGATTTTTAGTGGTATCAGTGCCATGTTATCTCCATCTAGGGCCGTTGACCCAACAAACCAAGCTCTTTCTCACACCGCGAGTCACCGGAGTGACGCGATGCCTGATATAAGAAGGGAGGACAATCACTGAGCCTTTGTTGCGATTGTTTGGCGATTCAATCTCACACTCAAAGTCACCGCCTTCATATTCATCATTATCTGACAATTGAATGATCAATGACAGTTTCCTGTCATACTTCTGGTTTGCGTCCCAGAACGTGTCGATGTGCCAGTCGTAGTGGCCTTCATCGTCAGCGTGGTATTCGGTGTACTGTATGTTCTCTATATCGTGAAGGTGAAAATCAAATGCATTATCGTTTGCCATGCGGATGTAATCCCACAGGCGATTCCTGAGCCACTCATTGTCTGTAAGCCACTGGACTCTGCTACTGCGTATGGATTCATTAACATCAGATCCTGCAACTCCAATAGTCGCCTGTTGCGTCTGGCTGACTAACTCATTACAGATGAAATCGCAGGACTCAACATCGAATCCGCGATCCCATAGTTGCCAGATGTTTCTAGTCGGTTTTTTGTTTCGGATTACAGGTAGCATACTAATTAGTAAATCCGCATATACCGACACTCACTTGGAGCATCACCACGCAAAGTTATGGTTCTACTTCCAGCTGAATTGTTGTGCAAAATAGCTAATTGATTAACAAAGCCATTGCCTGTGCTTCCGAACACGTTCGTTCCTGCTGCCGCAGTAGAAAGATCGCCACCCCTAATATCGCCAGTTGCTGTGTGAGACATATATGCAACAGAGTCTCCACTGGCTTGAAGTGCACCATCTTCGTTATCTGTTGTGCTGTACCACATCACGAACGCCATTCCTCCTTCGGGGAGAGTAAAAGTCCCACTGACAGATAAAGCACCCTGAGAACTACTGGCAATACCCGTTGGACCCGTTGGACCCGTTGGGCCTGTCGGTCCTGTAGGTCCAGTTGCACCTGTAGGGCCAGTTGGTCCGGGACTTCCTGGAGGACCTGTATCACCAGTAGGACCTGTATCACCAGTTGCTCCAGTGGGGCCAGTGGGACCAACCAATGCGGCATTAGTAATTGTCGCCTTCCTGACTGCTCCTGCTGATACGTCATACACGTTAATTAGGTCTGAACCAGAGATGCTTGCCTCAGCAGTATTTGCGTTGATCCCTGCGAGGTCTGCAACCGCCTTCAGATCTGAATCAAGATCGTCCCAGTTCTGATTGAGTTTCGTTCCCCATGTGGACTCAGAGGCTCCAACCTCTGGCTTGGTGAACGCATAATTGGTTGTCGTAGTATCTGCCATTTTTGATCCTCTATGCCACCTCAGTCCAATCTGTCGAGCCGACTGCTATTGATTCCCATGTTGTTGAGGCAGATGCCTCCGCTGTCCAAGTCTCACTACCCTTGCTGATCCCTGACCAATCTTGATCGCCTTTTGTGATATCGGACCATGTTTCAGCACCTTCTGCGATATTTTCCCATTTTTCGCGCCCAGAGGCTAGGAATGAAAGCTCACAGGTGACAGTCGCTGTCGATGCGCGAACACGTTGCGTGTCTGACAGTACAGTTGCAAGCGCATCAATGGTTGCAGATCGGTTAAATATACACGATGGGACGGCAGATACTTGGGCAGAACAGTCCTCAGACGCACTCACAAGCCGCACACGCTGACCAGACGCATTTGTAGACCCTTGGGTGCTGATTTGCAGTGCGTTCTCTCTGACGCGCTCTACGTCAGCCGCAGTCGTTGCAGAAGCAGTTGATGTCGCAGTACCTTTTGCTGTGAACTTCGCGCTAACAACCAATGACGCGATTGGTGTAATTGTTGATGAGCTTTCTCTGACCCGTGAACCATTCGCAGTCGTGTTTACAAACGTCTGTGATGTGCCATTGATCAGTGCTGACCCTTCTGGAACACGCCTTGCGCTTGCCGATGCACTTGCTGATGCCTGTACAACAGACGCGCCATCTCGCTCCTGTGGTAGCCGAGACTCCGAGAACGAAAATGCAGAAAAGGCGTTGAACCCTAGCATTAGCCGTTATCCGCTTCTTGAATCACCAACTCACCCGCCTCAACCTGACGCATGATTTCTGCGTAGTGGCGGTTTGCGGGGTCTAGTGGGACTGACCAAACTACTCCGTCAATTACGGCCTCAATACCGCAGTTAATTCCATTGTATGCTTGATACTGCGCTGAGGTAATGTTCATATTATCCATTTACAACTCCGCATTGAAATCAAAATAAACACTAGACCCTGTATCCAATGTTGCGGCATATCCAGTCGTGAGTGGACTGCTTACAGTTTTAAAAATAGCCATATTTTGAGTGAGACTACTAAATGCAACAGATGAAATTGCTAGCCGCCCGTTTGAGTACAGGCTGATCTGGTTTCCGGCTGGAACCGCTGTTACAAAAGATGGACTACTAGTTGCCCCTGCCGCAGACGCTCGCATACTTACTGGGAAGTAAATATTAAAGAAAGCACTACCGCCATCACTTGAACCTCCAGACAGCGCAGGGTATCCGTTTACAAATGTTTTTCTGTAAAAGTATCTCTGACACAACGCCAGTTCTTCCCCGTATGAGCGATGCTCGAAAGGTGTCGCAACAGAGCCGACTTCGAGTTGGACTCCGGTGATTTGCCATGTGGCTCCTGTATTACTAAACCAATCAGCGGTTCCTGATGTTTTTAATTCAAGCGAACTATTCCAAACATCCTCTGTTGCTTCATAATTAGAGCCAGATCCTAAATTGAACCACAACCTTAATCCAGTATTTGTACCGCCCAACCAACTTCCTGATGTATCGCCTTGGATTGTGAGTGTTTTGTATTCCCAAGTATTAGCAGAGTCAATTGAGTATGTTTTAACTAAACTGCGATTAGTTGCACTATTACCTACTGCAATGCTGTAAGTTCCTGTAACAGAAGAACGAACCCAAAAACTTACTGTAAATTCTACGGCATCAGATGTACCTAAATTTAGGTGATAGCAAGCATTACCTTCAATCTGTTGTTGAAAAAAATTCAACTGTGCCGCACTTGCTGTTACTCCGCTTGTGGCGGTTAATTTGTAGCTGTGAGAAAAACCTGCGGGTGCTTCAGTAGATTGCTCCGCTGTCAGTGTTCCACCTGAATTACGATAGTGCTTATACCTATCCATTAAAAAATAATCAGCGGCATTGGTTACAGTCGCACTCGTCCCACGCTGTGCCACCTGCATCGCACCATTGATAATCAGGTTGCGTCTACCGCCCTGTTGACGGTTAGCGTCTGTTGCGTTCTCAAAGGCTTTAGATGTCATTGCTCTGCGCCTCTAAATGAGCCTGATACGCCGCTACCACTTCATCAGTGTGGACAGATGCACAGATTGCTACCACCTCTGCTGTCTCACCTGATGTGTCATCCAGTGGCGATACAACGTGGCGATGGTAAGAGCGTGACAGTTCTACGCCGTCTTCCTCAATCACTGTGGCTGTACGCACCTGTACCATCTTGTAGTCGCCTACGATTTCAATCTTGTCTACTTTCTGTGTTTTCGTTAAGGCCATTGTTTCCTCCTTTGGCTTGGACTGTCAGTCACCAGAGTCCACTGGTGATAGGTTAATTTTTGTAAGTAACCCAAAATCGACCATTAAACGTACCTAATACAGTTGCAGTTGCATTAGGTTTTGTTCCGGCAGAACCGCCTGTGTAATAAATTGATCCTTTAGTGTCTCCGCCCATAGCCCCGATACTGAGGTCACTGACTGAACTAGATGTATTTGCCCAATAATGAAATCCGCCATATCCATCTAAGCCAGTGCTGGCTAAAACATCAGATACGTTAAATGGGAAATTACCTATGTATGCAGTCCCAGTATTACCATTAGTATTTGAGACATTGATCAATCCCCACAGATGAACCAAGTTGCCTACTTTAATGTAATACCCTTGTTGTTGAGTGGAACTAGCACTGCCATCGGAATAAGTAATTGTTGGTGTCCAAGTACCCTGTTCGTAATCATCAAAGTAGTTTGCCGCACCTGTACCACCTACATAAACACCGCCGGAGAGGTAGAGGTCTTTCCAACGAACGCCTGATAATCCTAAGTCAACAGCATTATCCCAATTGTCTCCAGTATGATTTACTGGAATAACAACAGCATTACCACCGGAATCCGTAAGCCGCAATCCGCCAGCCCCAGACGTTGTTGAAAAAAAACTCATGCGATCAAGTTTAGTGGCAATCTCCCCGACTTGTGTGCCGTCTTTGTAAAATACTTCTAATGCTCCATCAGTGCTAAGTCGATTGATAAATAAACTTGCATTTGATGTTCTAGTAGCAACTACTGCGCCAGTAGGTGTTAAATATGCCCCTTCCGTAGATACTCCTGTTGCAGTCTTGCCCACCAACAAGTTACCAGAGTCATCAATCCTTGCTCGCTCAGTGCCTTCATCAGTATTAAACTGGATACCGTTGCTATCAACAGCAGTGATGTCAGTGGTCTTTAGCGCACCGTTGGTTACCGTCATGTCACCCTGCACCTCACCACCGAATACGGCAAAGGTGTCATAGACGACAAGCTCAACAACGTCTGATGCAGACAGTGCTGTCAGTCCACCAATGGTGTTGGCTGTTGTGGTGTTGTAGTCAGTCCCTGCAACCAAGAGTACACCGTTGAGATAGACATCAACGTATGCACCGTCAGTGAACGTGAGTGTGTTGCCATTGTCATCAGCACCTGAAAGGCTTGTCTCTGCTCCAGAGGCTGTGTAGTAGTAGCGTTGGCGTACTGCTTGTGATGGAGTTTTGCCTAGGTATGCCATCAGTTAGCCTCCAGTGCATCTAGTCTAGCTTCAATGCTTGCCATGCGTTGATCGTTGTAGGCTTGCATAAACGACAGTAGTTCAGGATAGCGAATACCTAA